CTGAATGAACCAGATGACTTCCTAAAAGTCCGTGAGACGCTCACTCGTATCGGTGTTGCCTCGCGCAAGGAAAAGAAAATTTATCAGTCATGTCACATCCTGCACAAACAGGGTCGTTATTACATTGTTCATTTTAAAGAGTTGTTTGCTCTTGACGGTAAACATGCAAATTTGACTGTGAATGATGTTCAGAGACGCAATCGAATTATCAATCTAATTTCTGATTGGGGACTAGTAACTATTGTTAAACCAGATTCTATTACTGATGTAGCTCCTTTGAATCAAATCAAAGTTCTTTCTTATAAGGATAAGGGAGATTGGGTTCTTGAGAGTAAGTATAATATTGGTAAGAAAAAGAAGGTAGAACCCTGATATTTTCGGTATACCCAACAAAAGAGGATCGGTTTCACACCCTTCCTCTTTTTTAATGTCTTGATATATAATAAGTGATGGGTTTGGTTATTTAACTACCCATACGCTAAAGCGGAGTCCAATGGATCCGTAATTCAACCCAACAGACGCTTAAGGAGGTCTATTATGTTACTCGCAAAATATAACACGGGAAACATTGACAAATTTTTAAATGATATTGAAAAATATAGTATTGGTATGGATGAGTGGTTTCACCGTTTGGGAACGGTTCACGAAACAACTTCTAACTACCCACCATACAACTTGATTAAGGAGAGCGAAACGGAGTTTCGTTTAGAGATTGCTCTTGCAGGATACAAAAAAGAAGATATTGAAGTTTTCACCGAATGGAATAAACTCTTCGTTGAAGCGAAGAAGGCGGAAACTTCTGATGTAGGGGAATATCTTCATAATGGTCTTGCAAAGAGGGCCTTTACGAGGACTTGGACACTTTCCGATGATGTTAAAGTTTCTGATGTCAAGTTTGAAGATGGATTACTCCATGTCAAACTAAATAGGATTATTCCTGAACATCAGAAACGAAAGGTGTATGAAATCCTTTAAGCAGTTCTTAGAACAAGTCGGAAACATTAAACAGATTTCCTACCCTGCTGCCGTTAGGCATAAAATCTACAATCCGTTGACTGGAAAATCAAAGGTAGTCCCTGCAGGAAAAGCTGTGCCTAAGAATCCAGGCGGGGGTGGGAGTGGAAATTCCGCAGATGGTGACGGCGCATAAATATTCATTGAATATCGTCGGCCGCTGGGGTTCAACTGGCAAAATCCAGTTGACACCCCCATTTTTTTGTGTTATCGTAATAGGAGGTATGGAGTAATTATGGCTGTTAAATTGGCCCTTTTAAAATCTGGTGAACAAGTAATCGCAGATATTATGGAGTTGGTAAATGAGAATGATAAAGTCATCTCTTTAGTTTTTTCAAATCCATATGTTGCACGGTTGTTGACACCAGAACTATTAATGGAAAATAGTGTGCAACTGAATGACGAGATTGAACATAAGGTTGCATTTTCTCCTTGGATTGTCTTATCTGCAGATAAAAAAATTGCAGTTGACCCAAAATGGGTAGTATCAATTGTCAATCCGCACGAATGGATTAAATCATCTTATGAAGAAAAGATGAATGCAGTAACTGCAGAACAATCTCAATCCGAAAATTCAATTGCAGATATTTGGGCCAATGTCCCAACAGTTGATGAAGAAGATGATAATTCAACTTTGATCGAAAATTTTGAAGTAATTACCGAAGAAACAAATGGATGATGTGCAAGTTATTGTTCTAGTTAGTGGAACAATTTTAATTTCAAGAATTACGGCAGTAGTATCTGAACTTGGAGAACCTGATTGTAAATTGGTAAATCCCTATCAAATTTATGATAAAAAACTCACTCCATGGTTGTATGAGTTGACTGATTCAACTGATGCAATTATGATATCCTCTGATAAGATCTTGACTTTGGTGGATCCCAAAGAAACTCTACTTAATGATTATTTGAACCTTACTCAATGAAATTTTATACGAATGTCTTTCTTCTTGGTAATGATATCCTTGTCCGAGGTTATGAAAATGGAAAACATTTTACAGTAAAAGAAGAGTTCTATCCTACATTTTATGTTCCCTCAAAAAAGAAAAGTGAATATAAAACTCTTGACGGTCAGGCTGTAGAACCTATTCGCCCTGGAACAATTAGAGATTGTAGGGATTTTCTTGAGAAGTATTCTGGTGTGGATGGATTCCGTGTATATGGAAACGATAGATTCATTTATCAGTATATTGCGGAGAAATATCCGGAAGATGAGATTAAGTTTGATATTAATAAAATCAAACTTGTTACGATTGACATTGAGGTTGCTGCTGAAAGTGGATTTCCTGATGTCTTTAATTGCGCCGAGGAACTCTTGTTGGTTACGGTGCAGGACTATAATACTAAACAGATTACTACATTTGGTTCTCGTCCTGCAAAGGTTACGCAGGAGAATGTAAAATACATTTATTGTAAGGATGAGTATGCTCTTATCGGTTCTTTTATGGATTGGTGGCAGAACAATACTCCAGAAGTAATCACTGGTTGGAACTGTGAACTTTATGACCTTCCATATCTTGTGGGTCGTATTTCACGACTGATGGGGGAGAAGGCTGCAAAGAAACTTTCCCCATGGAATATTGTTCGTGTCAATGAAGTCACAATCTCCGGTCGCAAACAACTCAGTGTTGATATTGCAGGTGTTTCGATTATTGATTATCTAGATCTTTATAAGAAATCTCCTGCGACTCCTAATCAGGAAAGCTATCGACTAGATCACATTGCTTTCATGGAGTTGGGTCAGAATAAGTTGGATCACTCGGAATATGATACTTTCCGAGACTTTTACTCTAATAATTGGCAAAAGTTTGTAGAGTACAACATCGTCGATGTGGAACTCGTAGACCGACTTGAGGACAAACTCAAGTTAATTGACCTTTGTTTCACTCGTGCATTTGACGCAAAGGTAAACTTTAATGATATTGCTTATCAAGTAAGAACCTGGGATGCAATTATCTACAACTATCTTCTTAAAAAGAATATTGTAATTCCTCAAAAGGAACGCAACACTAAAGATGAGAAGTATGCAGGTGCTTATGTTAAAGAACCTATCCCAGGATCTTATGATTGGGTTGTAAACTTTGACCTTAACTCCCTGTATCCGCATTTGATTATGCAATACAACATTTCACCAGAAACTCTTCTGGATAATCGTCATCCCAGTGTTACTGTGGATAAGGTTCTGAAGAAAGAACTGACATTTGAAATGTATAAGGACTATGCGGTTTGTGCTAATGGTGCAATGTATCGTAAAGATATTCGTGGGTTCCTTCCAGAACTCATGGAGAAGATGTATAACGAACGAGTTATCTTCAAAAAGAAGATGATTGAAGCGAAGAAAGCTTATGAGAAAACCCCAACGAAAGAACTAGAGAAAGAGATCTCTCGTTGCGACAATATTCAAATGGCTAAGAAGATCGCACTCAACTCCGCTTATGGTGCCATTGGTAATCAATATTTTCGTTACTACAAACTTGCAAATGCTGAAGCTATTACCCTGTCTGGACAAGTAGCTATTCAGTGGATTGAGGAAAAAATGAACTCTTATATGAATAAGGTTCTCAAAACTCAGGAGGTTGATTATGTTATTGCTATGGATACTGACTCCATTTATATTAATATGGGTCCTTTTGTTGACGCTGTATTCAAAGGGAGAGAGAAAACTACTGATGAAGTTGTCAATTTCCTTGATAAGGTCTGTGCGATGGAACTTGAAAAGTATATTGAAAGTTCTTACCAAGAATTGGCCGACTACTTGAATGCATACGACCAGAAGATGTACATGAAACGCGAGAATATCGCAGAGAGGGGCATCTGGACTGGCAAGAAACGATATATTCTTCGTGTGTGGGACTCTGAGGGTGTTCGTTATGAGAAACCTAAACTCAAGATGATGGGTATTGAGGCGATCAAAACTTCAACTCCTGCACCATGTCGTAAGATGATTAAAGACGCAATTGATATCATTATGACAAAAGGTGAGGACGATGTTATTGAGTTTATTGAAAATTCTCGTAAAGAGTTTAAATCACTAAAACCTGAAGAGATTGCATTCCCTCGCAGTGTTTCTGAGATCAATAAGTGGGTCTCTAAAAATACAATGTATAATAAAGGAGTTCCTTTTCATGTTAGAGGTGCAATCCTATATAATCACTATACGAAGAAAGCGGGACTAGATAAAAAATATCCAGCGATTCAGAGTGGAGAAAAGATTAAATTTTTCTACCTTAAAGTACCCAATCCCATTCAAGAGAATGTAATGGCGTTTATTC